TACATCCTCATTCTAAATATCTTGTAAAGGAGCAGCAGAAGAAGGCAAAGAAAAAAAGAGAGAGAAGAGATGCTCAAGGCATGAAAGCTGGCGGCAGAGTTAAGAATATAGATGGCAGGGCTCTTCGCGGTAGAACTAAAGGTCGTATTGTTTAATGAAGTAAAAGCTACTCATGGTGTAGTGATTGTAAATAGAAATATTAGGAGGCAGAAATGGGAGATAGATTTTCCACAGGCAAAAAAAATATAATGAAGATTTTTGATCCCATGTATGCTTTAGATCTTCCTTTGAACCCAACTTGGGTTACGGAAAAAATAATCCCTGCCGAAAGTCCAATACATCCTCATTCTAAATATCTTGTAAAGGAGCAGCAGAAGAAGGCAAAGAAAAAAAGAGAGAGAAGAGATGCTCTTGATCTTGAGAAGACAAAGAAGAGAATGCTTCAGCAAGCTTATACTTCTCAGAATATGCGCCGTGGGGGGAGGGTTAAATTGATTGATGGTTGTGCCGTTAGTGGGAAAACTAGAGGTCGCACTGTTTAATGGCTACAAGCGAAACATTTGATTTTAATTTAGATCTTAGTGACGCGATTGAGGAAGCCTTTGAAAGGGCGGGCCTAGAGCTTCGTAGTGGTTATGATTATCGGACGGCAAGAAGAAGTATTGATTTGCTTATGTTGGAATGGCAAAACAAGGGCTTGAACCTTTGGACTGTTAAATTCGATACTCAAACTTTAACCCCTAGTGTTTCCTCTTATACGTTAGATGGCAAAGTATTTGACATTGTTGAGGGATTTCTAAGGACAGATTCCGGGGATACTACTAGTCAGTTTGATCAAAGCATGTCCAGAATTTCTGTTAGCCAATACGCACATTTGGCTAACAAGCTTACGGAGTCGAAACCCTTAGAGTACTATGTAGCAAGATCGCCAACAGGGATTACTATAAACTTTTGGCCTGCCCCAGACAGCCAAGAAACGTATACCTTTGGTTATTACTATATGGAAAGGGTTGAAGATAGCGGCAAACCTGCATCTAACAACATGGATATCCCGGCCAGATTTTTACCTTGTCTGGTGGCAGGGCTGGCTTATCGGTTGGCTATAAAATATCCAGAAGCTTCCGAAAGAGCTTCTTTGCTGAAGGTGGATTATGACGAACAGTGGGACTTGGCAGCTGACGCGGCCAGAGAAAAAGCCTCCTTGTTTGTCTCTCCGGGAGGATATCAATTTTGAGTTATGCGAGCGGAAAGCATGCTATTGGAATTTGCGACAGAACTGGATTTCAATACCCAAAAAAAGACCTTGTTCCTCAAATAGTTAATCAAAGACCAACTGGCTTGCTTGTTGGCAAAGATGTTGTTGACGAAGATCAGCCCCAGTTGCAGCTTGGTAAGGTAAGAACAGATGACCCCCAAGCGATTAGGAACCCGAGACCTGACAGAGGTTTGGATGAAAGCAGGCGAATGTTTGCTTGGAATCCTGTTGGCGGAGGGAACACACAAATGGGGAGCAGGACTGTTGGGTTGGATATAACAGCTGAATGTGGCAGCGTAACTGTGGTGACGGGATAATGGCTTGGACTTATACGACATTAAAAACTGCTATTCAGGGTTATCTTCAGACAACAGACTCAGATTTTGTTAGCACCCTTCCTACAATAATAACTCAGGCAGAAGACAGGATATTAAAATCTGTTCAGTTACCTGATTTTAGAAAGAACCAGACAGGGACTATTACCCAGTACAATAAATACCTATCACTTCCTACTAGTTTCTTGTCGCCGTATTCTCTCGCTATAGATAATTCGGGCTACGAGTTTCTGTTATTTAAGGATGTTAATTTTATTAGAGAGGCTTACCCCGTTGCTACGACCTATGGAGTCCCGAAAGTTTATGCGCTCTTTGATAACGACAGTATTATTTTAGGGCCAACACCAACAGCCAGCTACACCGCTGAGTTGCATTATTTTTGTAAGCCGGAATCTATAACGACCGCCGCATCAGAGACTAGCTGGCTTGGGGATAACGCAGAGAGCACCCTATTCTATGGGTGCCTTGTTGAAGCATATACTTTCTTAAAAGGCGACCAAGATCTGATGCAGCTTTATGCTACAAGATACGAGACCGCTCTCAAAGAACTGGAAAAGCTTGGGGAAGGATATAATACAACAGACAGTTATCGTTCTGGTGCTGTTAGGCAGGCGGGGTAATAATGTTTGGGGTTAGTGTGTCTCAAGGCGGAACAGTGACCGTGACTACTACAAGCAATGGAGGGCTCCCGGTTGATCATTGGGCCAACAGAGCAACCGATATAATCATATCTGTTGGCGGTCAAAGCCATCCAGAAATAACAGAGCAGGCAGTGGCCTACAAAGAACAAATCAACCATGTTATAAAGCATTATATGCAGGAGGCAATTAACAGCAATAAGACAGATTTAATTGCTGAATTATCGGCTAACGGCTATGAAGAAATCGCCGAAATACTGAGGAAAATGTAATGGCTATTACACAAGCGATATGCACTTCTTTTAAACAAGAGATATTGCAGGGAATTCATAATTTCACAAGCGGGTCAGGGGGTGGAACAACAACCACTACAGGAACCGGGAACACTTTTAAGGCTGCGCTGTATACATCCAGCGCAACAATGAGTGCTGCCACCACCGCCTATAGTGCAACTAATGAGGTGTCTGGGACTGGTTATTCATCTGGGGGCGCGGCCTTAACTAATGTAACACCAACTACATCCAGCACCACGGCGCTTACAGATTTTGCGGATCTTACTTGGTCTGGTTCTTCTATTACCGCGAGAGGGGCAATGATTTATAACTCCTCTACGACGGGGGGGTCTGCTAACAGAGCTGTCCAAGTGCTTGATTTTGGTACTGACAAAACATCCACAAGTGGAGATTTTACTATTCAGTTTCCAACTGCGGATGCCAGCAACGCGATAATCAGGATTGCGTAGGGCCAGCATGTGGCTGACACAATTGTTGCATTCCAAGGATGGGGTAGCTCCACTCAAGGCTGGGGTGACGGCACTTGGGGCAGAGATGTTGTCGTTCCAGAAGCAACTGCTTCAGCTGGCTCGGTCACAATTTCGGTTACTGCGAACACGGTTGTCTCGCCCACTGGGTCTAGTGCAACAGTTTCTGAGGGGTCTGTCAGCGTTGCTGCTGGTGCTGATGTTGAAGTTACTGGAACTGCTTTGTCGATTGCGACAGGCTCTGTCAACGTATGGGGTGACGTTGTCACGGCTCAAACGGCAAACTGGAGCAATGTTTCAACTACTCAAACACCTAATTGGAAAGAGGTAGCTTAAATGGCAACTTATGTAAATGACCTGCGATTAAAAGAGATCGCTACCGGAGATGAGGCGGGAACTTGGGGAACTTCCACCAACACCAACCTTGAATTGATTGGCGAGGCTTTAGGCTATGGTACAGAGGCCGTGGCAGATGCTTCCACCCATACGATCACGATGGCCGATGGAGCCACAGACGGTTTCCGTTGTACGTTCTTGCGACTTACGGGGGGCGGTCAGGTTTGCACGGTCACGCTGGCTCCTAACACACTGTCCCACACATGGATCATCAGAAACACCACAAGTTACGCGCTGACCTTTTCGCAAGGATCAGGAGCGAATGTCACCGTCGCGGCAGGGCAAGCAAAAATCGTTACGACAGACGGTCTAGGATCGGGTGCTGTTGTTTATGAGTGCTTGGAAGATCTTGAGTTAGGTGGAACGCTCACTGTTACCGGCACAATAGATGCAGCAACCGTAGAGTTTGATTCACTATCCGGTACAGGTGCGGTAGCTGTCACCAACATCCTCGATGAAGATAATTTAAGCTCTGACAGTGCCACCGCGCTCTCTACGCAACAATCTATTAAAGCCTACGTCGATGCTCAAGTAGGCACTGTAGACACGCTGGCTGAAGTCTTAGCCAATGGTAATACTACTGGCGGGACGGACATTGCCACAACCACAACCGATAAAGTCCAGTTCAGGGATTCTGCGATTTACATCAACTCAAGTACCGATGGGCAATTAGATATTGTTGCCGATACAGAGGTTCAGTTAGCAGCCACGACTGTCGATCTCAATGGTAACTTAGATGTTAGCGGTACAGCATTGGTCACAGGTGTATTAACGACTACAGCTACACAGGTAGCAACGGGTGGAATTACTAGTGGTTCAGATATTCTTTCAGACGCAGACAGCACCGACAGCTTAGGTTCTACCGCAGTTAGGTGGCTAAAGGGTTGGTTCGACACTTTGACGGCAGGAACACTGACGATTGGTTCAGGGAGTGTCACAGACAGCTCTGGTGCTATTAGTTTTGACGATGAAAACCTTACTACTACAGGCATTGTTACTGCGGCAGGAACCTCAGTATTTACCAACCTTGATATCTCTGGAGACATAGACGTAGATGGCACGGCCAACCTAGACGTTGTAGATATTGACGGCGCTGTTGATGTTGGTGGGCGTGTGTCACACTCGATCATTACTACACTTTCGAGCGATGGTACACCGTCGGTCTCGGCAGGCAACTATTTCGTGACAGGCGACACTACGACGATTACCGACTTTGACGATGGGGTTGTGGGGCAGACGATTCGCATTCTTGCGGAACACGCAAAAACGATCACGGATAATGCCGCTATCATCTTGGATGGCTCTGTTAACTTCGTGATGGCTGACGGCGACACACTGACGCTGACTATGTTCAACGATCAAGTTTGGCAAGAAACGGGACGCGCTACAAACGTGGCAACCACGAGTGGAACGAGCGTCGGAATTTTAATGTTTTACGGAGCACAACAATAATGGCAGCAATAGTATCTCAGGGCAGCTATTCAGCAAGCTCGATAGCAACAATATTCACAGCGACAGCAGATGTCACAGTCTCCGTTCGTATTACCAACAAGTCGGGGAGTGCGGGTACAATAACCGAGATCAGTAGATCAACAGGCACTACTACGGACGCAACAGGTATGCTTCTTGGTGATGTAGCCATTGCAGATAACGAGACTCTTGAGTTAACAGGTATTGTACTTAATACTTCGTTTGAGAATATCCTACTTACTTGTGATGTTAATCTTAACTATGTATTTAGTGGAGCAGAACAATAATGGCTACTAATAGATACCCCATACCCAAAGAACCACGATGGCCCAACACTACGATGCCGACCGTATCTGCGGGAGGTGGTCGGCAGCCGATGTTCCCGCACTGGCAAATGCGGGTACAGTGGGGAACCTCTACTGGTATGTATTTTCCGGGCTTTTCAGATGATGCGGCGGCAGGTAGGACTATAAAAATAACTTATGAAGCAACGTATGGCAGGTATATCACATTAGTGTCTTATCGGGACGAAGACGGAACTTTGATTACTGATGGCGTGTGGGATGGCGGATTTACTTACGCTGAAGTCACAGGCGCGGAGGCTATAGCTGGTTATATGATGGATGAGGTTGATGAGTGTTTGTACTTTTTAGCGGTAAACACCGACACTTCTCCACATCAATGGAAACTTTGTTCTGTTGATAAGGAAGGCGTGGTCAGCGAGGGGAATTCATGGCAAGACCCTAGCGGCACCAGTTTTGATATTCCTGCAGAAAACGCACGCTACCTGTATATGGGAACGCTATCCCGAACCGGCGCGGATCAAGATGGCGATTTTGTTTTTCAGCACACAGGCGCACAGATTGGTGTTGATGGAATTGGTAGCCCCTATCGTGGAGCGATTATGACGTTTGCAGCATCCGACGGAGCTTTGACGGAGTCAAATTTGTGTGAAGCAGATACGGGCCTCGGTGGATATATTTTTTACCATATGGGTTTCGGCCCCACAAGCAACAATATCTGGATGGGACTTTCCTATTCTGCCGGGAAGGACATCAGCCCACAAATCTCTATCGCTAACGCTACTAACGGCATGGGGTACACCAGTGCTTACTTGCCCTTGGATACGGGTTCAACACCTCAGAACTGGACTGCGGAACCAACTAATGTTATGAGATGGCGAGGCTATTACTGTGTGCCTGCCAGCGGAGCACAACAATATAGCCCGATGTGGTACACAGTAGCCGATATGCACAACTATATAGACGAACTGGCGGTGAAATTTGGAATCTTATAA